AAAGTTATTCTTCATTTGTTCTGTAACTGATTGAACTAAATCAGTAGAACCATTGGTTGCATTTCTTTGATGTATTCTTACATCATTACCAAATCCAGCGTTATCACAAGTTTGTATCCAATAATTAGCTGAAAAGTAATCAGGTCCAGTTTGGTCATAGTTGATAGATAATATACAAGGTAATTCACAATCGTAACCATCACCCACTACACTATCTTTTAATGGAGTTTCTAACCAAGCACGAACATTACGAACCATATCAGGTTGTCCGTAGAAAGGTTGGTGTGATTCTACAATCCAACCATTTTGTTTTAATACCATTCTGATTTGTTCAATCTTAGCGTTGTAAAAATTATTGTCAGTTTGGGTATTATCTTCTTTGTATTCTACCCAATTGTTTGTTTTTGTGATTAAGAACTTTTTTGTCATGTTTTATGTTTTAATTATTATACTACTAATATACGAAAAATATTTGATATATCCAAATTATTTGGTAATTATTTTACAAACTCTTTTATACAAGCCTGAACAAATTGAAACAATTGTTCATTTTTAACATACTGTCTTAAATCCTCAGTAGGTTGTGCTGGTGATTCATATGATTGTAAATAAACATATGCCATTTGACAATTGTTATATTTTGGGTCTTGTTTAAGAACTAAACCTTTGTTGGTTTTGATATTCTTTACAACGAACTCCCATATACCATCAAATCCCATCTCAAATCCAAACTTTAAGTTTGGTGTCTTGTAAGTTTTTTCTAATTTACTTGCTAACTTGTTTAGGGTTTTGTTAGCTTTGAAACCTTTTTTACTTCTACTAATAATAATCATAATTTATATTTTAATGTTTAACTAATTTTACTCTGTAAATATACGAAAAATATTTGATATATCCAAGCCTTTTCTTACTTTTTTTTCAATTATTTTCATATATTCTTTTCTCATTTTGTTATACTAATATACAAAAATAATTTGAATTATCCAAATATTTTATGAACTTTTTTACAAGATATGGTGGAGTTACTACACATACACCGTGGAATAGGCCAGATAAAGATACTATCAAACAATGGAGAGATAAATTATCTTTTGATTTGAACGACTGGTGGGTTTGTGGTAATGTTATAGAGGAGTTCTCACCCACATGGGATGTAGATATCATTTTATATCAAACACCTCTTAAAACCTCTCTAAATGATTTATCCGATATGTTTAGTGAAATGATACAAAAAGGATTTGAGCATAAATTATTAATAGATTGTGCTTATGTTTCAGAATGGTATGATAAAGATTGGAAACCATTTTATAAGATAAGACCTGATAAAGAATTTTATAAAGAATTACATGGTGGTATATATAATCCACAATATAAGGCTGATGAGGTAGAACAACTTGGTGAACACCTTTATAAGTTTACTTTTAATAAACCTTACCACAATTGGTATAAAGGTAGAGAAAGAGGGTATAATTTTACAGGTATATCATTAAATAAATTTTAGTTCGTTTGTTATATATATACACAGGTCAAAATCAGGATGAGCCATCCTATTTGATTTCCTTACAATTATATATAAGGCCATCTCAACACTACCTTTCATTTTTACTACCGTTACGAGATGGCCTTTTTTTTCACTTTTTTTCTATATTTTTGTTGTTTTGGAAAACTTTGTTATATTTATATATAAAGGTAGTAAAACTTAAACTTATTATTTAAAAACTGGTGGGACCAGCATAAAAACTCGAACAAACCATAAACTATCAGAATTGTAGATTATTCCAAGAAATACTTAATCTACTGAGAACTATATCTTGTGTTAGTGGTGGAATAGAATGCCAAAAGGTTCAACACTCATCGACAGATAGACTAGACCTTTATACAAGAACTGAACTCATAAAAATACAGATAGGTAGAAATTTTGTTGTGTGTTAGTTAGTTTCTACTGAAAAATGGTGTAAAAAAGTAAAACGCAAGTTTCGCTAATAGTGGAACTGTATCTGATAGTTTATGAGATGAGAGAACGAAACCCTTTAAGGTTTCGTTTCAATCTCTACTAAAAAAATAAAAGTTAAAAAGCTTGTATATTTAAAATATTTTTCGTATATTTGTAAAAATAAATTATTCATTATGAACTTAAAAGTATTAAATGTTTGTTTAGATGTTTTAGATAAAAAACCTATAACAGATGAACAAGCAAGAAAAAATTATAAAGAAGTAATATGGGATTATATAAGAGAATTATCTACTCTTGAACCATTGAACATATCACCTGATAGCAAAGCATATATTCATAAAGAATATTTGGTAAAGTTAATCAGTTTAGGGGATAGATATGCTTCAATTGGTAACGAAGCATTACCAAGTAATACAGAAAAAATAGATGTGTTTCTTAAAAAGTTACAAGATATGATGAGAGATTATCAGAATAGAGATTTATACAATGTTTTTTATTCTTTAAGAAAAGAACACTATACTAAATTAGCATTTAATCAGAGAGGTGATGAAGGTATTCCACCTCCAACAGTTATCGCAAATCTAAAAGAACAGGCTTTTAGAAACATTGGTAAGAATCTTGGATAATGAAAGAGCAGGAGATTAAAAGATTACAAGATGTAATAGATGAACTTAGAATTGAATCAAGAAAGCTAGAGTATTCATCAGCATTAGAAAGGTTAACAAAAAGAGTAGATAAATTAGAATATCAAGTAGAAACAATAGTAAATTATATAAAATGCCTAAAACAAGAGAAGAATTAATTAGAATGTATGAAGAAGAAATGGAAGCAAATCTTAGATTATACCAATCTGGTGAAGATGATTATGCGTACAACAGATACAAAACACTTGCAGAATATGTTAGGCAGCTTCGCACCCAATGAATCTTTTATTGATTATAACAAGTTAATAAACTTAGTTAAACATCAGATAAAGGAATATGAGAAAACTCAAAAGATAATAGAAGAAAATCCTACCTATTATGTTCTACAAGACCCACAGGCTCTAAAAGATTATAAAATGTTAGATGATAAGATTGAGGAATGGGAGTGGTTATTAGAAATTCTAACAGAAAGATATGAAATATTAACATTTGACGGATAAAACTATGGTATATAAAGAAAAAATATGTAATGGTTGTGGTAAACTAAAACAACCTGAAGAATATTCTAAATGTAGAAGTAGAAAAGATGGATTACAGCCTAAGTGTAAGGAATGTAATTCAAAAGATAACAGAAAGTTTAGAACACAAATACAACCTGATTATTATTCTTATGAAACAGGTTACTTTAAAGATAAAGAAACTTGGAAATACATTTCCTTATATCAGTTAGCAGATAAAACAATTAAAATTTACATGATACCTTTTGATGATGGTTCTATCTATATTGGTTCTACAAAGGCTCACCTTAATATTAGATTAGCAAGACATGTGGCTGATTATAGAAGAGTAAAGGAAGGATATTCAAAACAATCTCGTGTTATTCCTAAACTACACGCAAAGTTTGATGAGTTTGATGATATAGAAGATATTAGAAAACACATTATTGAAAATACAGTCATTATTGATGAATGTGTTGGTGGTAAAACTAAACAATACAGATTAGAAGCAGATTGGATATTGAGATTAAAAGATAGAGGACATACATTATTAAACACAAAAATACCACATAGGTATCAAAAAACAATAGTAAAATGATATTAGATAATACACAAGACCCGTTAGTTATTGAACAAGAAAGTTCGAACTTTAAAAGATTTAATCTTATTAACTTTTTAATAGATGAATATAATTTTAAAGATTATTTAGAAATTGGAGTTGCATTTGGTACTTGTATCAGAAATGTAAAAGCTCAGAATAAAGATGCGGTTGACCCGGTGGTTGAACCAAATGTTAGATGTCCTGAAATAAATTATGAAATGACATCAGATGATTTCTTTAAATTAGAAGAAACAAAAGATAAGTTCTACGATATTATTTTTATTGATGGGTTACATCACTCCGACCAAGTAGATATCGATATACAGAACTCATTAAAACACCTTAGAGAAGGTGGTTTCATCTTATTACACGATTGTAATCCTGTAAGTTATGAATCTCAGTTAGTACCAAGACAAGCAGTTGCTTGGAATGGTGATGTTTGGAAATCTATTATTAGATTAAGATGGGAAAATAAATTAGAAGCTTCTGTTGTTGATACTGATTATGGAGTTGGTGTTGTAAGAAGAGGTAAAAGTGAAGGAATTAATCAATCTATTCATACTTTAGAAAATTGTTTAGATTGGGAATATTTTCAGAATAATAAAAAACATTTACTTGATTTAATTACACCTAATGAATTTTTTAAAAAATATACAAACCAATGATAAAAATACATAAAGAAATAAAACCTAATATTTATTTAATAGAGTTAGAAGGCACGAGATATTATCAGATTTGGAAGAAAGCTGATTTACATCTACATTTATTAAATAGTGGTAAACCTTATAATTTACAGATAGAAGATTTACCATTACCTTTAGAAGAATTAGAAGAACTCGCAGATAAACTATGAAATTAGGTTGTTACATAAAACTTGGTGATATAGTAGAAGCAATCATAACAATCATCACACTTGGTAATGGAAAAGATATAGCAATGTTTATTGCAAGAAAACTTGGATATGAATCATGTGGATGTGAGGAAAGAAGAATATGGCTTAATCAATTAACTTGTAAGGAAGAAGATGGAATCAAAATTTACTAAAGAAGAATTAGAACAAATTAACAAAAATTTAGAAAGAATAAATACTCATATACCAAATGATTTAGCATCATGGGTATGGTCTACATATAAAAATATTACAGGTTCATCAGAAAAACAACCATGTACTTGTGGTTCTGCTGGTAAACATTGGAAAAAAGCTGTAGATGCGATAAGAGAGTATGTTAGTTAGTGGTTCAATAGAAAATATCAAATCAGAAAACACTAAAAGATTAGGTGTTCTTCATACAAAACATCATGAGTGGTTGATGGCTTGTTCTTATAACAAAACCAAAGATGTACAACTTGCACAAGATTTAGTACAAGATTTGTATGTGTATTTAGGTGAGAAGTGTAATCCAAAATTATTTTATAGAGATTCTTTTAATTTATTATATTGCCATAATTTCCTAAGTTCTCGTTATATAAATTGGATAAAAAGAGAAAGTAAGAACAACTATCCCACTCGTTGGAAAGATAAAGAAGATAAACCATACGATATAGATTCAGATGTTAGAATACAAAATGCATATGATAATCTTAAAGGAGAATTAAAAAGATTAGAGAAAACTCGTATGTGGAGTTCTGCTAAGTTATATGAATTGTATGCATTTAGTGAAATGACAATGGAAGAACTCTCTAACAACATCGGTATTTCTAAAAGTACAACCTTTCTTAATATTAAAAAGATAAAAGAACATTTAAAAACAATAATAGATAATCCATTTGATAATGAACAGACCATCGATTAACAATCTACAAGAACTCTTAGATAACGAGAACTACAATAACTTCCACAATCAGAAAAAACAAATACAAGCTAAATACGATGAAAGATTACTTCATTGGCTTTCACCAACTACTAAACAACCAAAACATTTAAAACAATGGTATATAGAAGAAGGATATAAACAATGGAGAGAATATCTAAAAGAAATGGGAGATTTAATGTTAAAACCTGATTCTGATTATCAAAAGTTTGTATGGGATATTGTACCAGTACATATTCAACGAAAAATGGAAGAAGAGTATGGTGATATATAAATATATATAATATCACATACATACATATATATCCTTGTTATATATGTAAAAATAACATAAGAAAACATGCTATTCCAAAAAGGAAATAAAAAAAATAAAGGGTATCTTAAAACACAACATAGATAACCCTTTCACTACAAAAGTAGAGTAAGAGTATTAAATTTATGGCATCATCTAATTTAAAAATGTTAAACAAGACAGGTAATAATTCTCAATCAGATGAATGTTACACTCCACCTACCGCATTAGAACCAATAATACCTTATTTAGATAAAGATAAAATTTATTATGATTGTACAAGTGGTATTAGTTCTAATATAGTAGATTATTTAAATCAAAATGGATATACTTGTTTAAGTAGTGGTAATAAAGATTTTCTTAAAGATGATATACCTGAATGTGATGTAATCTTAACCAATCCACCTTATTCAAAGAAAGATAAGTTTATTAAAAGATGTTATGATTTAAAAAAACCTTTTGGATTATTATTGCCAGTATCAACTATACAAGGAATTCGTAGAGGTAAATGGTTTGATGAATATGGATTAGAATTATTAGTTTTAAACAAAAGAATAGACTTTACAGGTAAAGGTGCACCACACTTTGGAGTTGCATGGTTTTGTAAAGGATTATTAGATAAACAATTACAATTCTTTGATATATAATTATATATATATTTGTTATAATGTTAAAATAACATAAGAAAACATGCCATTCCAAAAAGGAAATAAATTAAGTAAAGGTAGACCTAAAGGAGCAATCAATCGTTCAACGGAACAAATGAAACTAAATGTTGCTCGTGCAACAAATAGAGTATTAGATGATTTACCTAAGTTAATGGATGATTTGGTAAAGAAAGACCCAAAAGGTGCGGTAGATATAGCATTGAAGTTATTAGAGTTCCACTTACCTAAACAAGCAAGAATAGAAATGAAAGGTGAGATAGAACAAAGAATACAACAGATTACTGTAAACATAAACAGAAGTGGTTCAGAAGAATGAATGTAGAAATTAACACAACTATTACATTTGATAATCTTTTGAATGCAAGACAAAGGATTACACAACACATCGGAGGTACGAGAAGTGGTAAGACTTATGCTATACTTCAATATCTCATCGTACAAGGATTACAATCTAAAAATGATATCACAATAGTAAGAAAGACCGTTCCCTCTCTTAAACGAAGTGTAATCAAGGATTTCAAGGATATTATGATAGAGTTAGGAGTATGGGATACAACAGCGTATAACATATCAGATAGAATTTACCAATTTGGTAATGGTTCAACATTAAGTTTCCTAAACACAGATGACCCGGAGAAACTTCGTGGGGTTAAATCAGATATACTTTTTATTGATGAAGCATCAGAGATAGATGAGGAGAGTTATTTTCAATTAAGTATAAGATGTCAAGGTCAAATAATACTTGCGTTTAACCCCACGGTTTCACCATACCATTGGTTAAGAGAAATGGAAGAGTGTGATAGATTTGTAACAACCTACAAGGATAATCCATATCTTCCAAAAGAAATGGTAAAACAAATCGAAGCTCTTAAAGATAAGAATCCAAAGTATTGGAAGATTTATGGTTTAGGTGAATACGCTCCGAATGATAAAGCAATCTTTACATTCCAAATAGTAGATGAAGTTCCTGTTGAAGAGTTAGTAGCTCTGGGTATGGACTTTGGATATTCGAATGACCCAACCGCGGTAATTGCAGTACATCGTAAAGGAGATATGTTATATCTAAGAGAATTACTTTACGAAACAGGTTTAGTAACTAAAGATATTATAGATAGATTAGATAAACTAAATGTAGGTAATACAGAGATATGGGCTGATTCAGCAGAACCAAGATTAATCGAAGAGATTTATAGAAGTGGTTTTAATATCAAGCCTGTAAAGAAAGGACCTGATAGTATAAAGTTTGGTATCGGTGTTTTACAGAATTATGGTTTATGTGTAGAAAGAAGTTCACAGAATCTAATCAATGAATTATATGCATACGAATGGAGTACAGATAAATACGGAATACAATTAGACAAACCACAAGGTGGATTAGACCACTTAATCGATTCATTAAGATATGTTGCGATGATGAGGTTATCTATAAAAGCAGAGAACAAAGGAAAATACACAATAAGTTTTAGATAATGGCAAAGATAATAGAAGTAAAATTACCAAAAGAATACGAAAATAAAAATAAATACGAGATTTATACACATCTTGAACAAGTATCAACATATGCTCACAATCTTAAACAAAGAATAGAAGATTTAGAAGCAGAGATTAAGTTAAGAGATTCTCAGTTACAAAAACAAAGAGGTGATATTCTAAAATTAAAATCGGTAATAGGTCATCAAAAGATAGAGATTACAGATTTAAAGTTAAGAGAAGAAATAGAAGAGATAGAAGCAATTATAGTAGAAGAAACAAAAGTACCAAACTTTTTACCTCCATCGGTTAAGTTTGAAACAGTAAAAGGAAATTTACCAAAATGAAAAAAGAAGTTAAGATAACCGTACCTACTGATTATTCAGCGATTAATCTTAGGAAATACATTACAATACAAAATGATTTAGAAAGTTATAGTGATGATTCACAAGCACAAGATGCATTCTTACTTTATAACTTATGTGGTATTACACCTGAGGTTGCTCGTGCTTTAGATAATGAAACAGTAGAGAAGATTAAAAAAGATTTATATAAACTTCTTAACAAAACAGATTACGAATTACAAAAGTTTATTACCATAGATGATGTACAATATGGGTTCGAACCTAACTTATCACAAATGGCCTATGGTGCTTATTTAGATATAAGTAAAATAGAAACTCTTACATTAGATAAGAACTGGCCTAAGATACTTTCTATCTTATACAGACCTGTAAAGAAGAAACAAGGTGTGTTATATGAAATAGAAAATTATAATGCAGATAAAGTTATAGATTCAGAGAAATGGTATGATGTGAATATGGATTTTCACTTTGGTTGTTTTTTTTTCTTCAATCGTATCTATCTGGACTTGTTGAACGATATCCGGAAATCTTTGATGGAGGAGGTATTGACCAATCCCAACCAGCCGCAACACATCAAGTCAATTTTACGCACAAGTGGAGAGGTTATCAATCAATTGCAATCCTCGCAAACCATGACCTCACTAAATTCGAGGAAATAACATCAAGACCTTTAGAAGAGTGTTTGTTGTATTTATGTTACCTCGCAGATAAGAATACAATGGAACAAGCTATACACAGAGCTACAATGAGTAAGTATAAGAAGTAGATAACCAATATAATTGTAGGTTCTTTTGTTATATACATAAAAACTTTATGTCATATTCCAGAAGTTTAAGAAAAAGAAGAGAAACTGGCATTTATATCGGACCAACGATAGGTAAATCCTCACCGAAGAATTCGCGTAGAGGATGTCTTTGTTTAGATTCAAACACCTATTCAAGAGAATGTTGTGATGGTTATTTACAGAATCAAGGAATAGGAAAGACAGAATCTACAATAGTTAGAAGAGGTGGATTCTCAAGTGGCTTCGATGATGGATTTGATATAACAATAATAAGATAGGAACAATGAGCAGTAAAACTAAATCACAATTAAGAACGGAAAACAACTCAAGTTTTCCAAATAACAATTCTCAGTTGATTACACCAGAGATACTGAGAACTTTTAATGAAGATATTATTGATTCGATGGTATCCAACGAAGATAGTGGGTCATTTACAGTTGATTCTGGCTCATTGTTAACAACAGCATCTTTCGATAATGGAACAAGAGATATGACCTTCACTAAAGGTGATGGTTCTACTTTTACAACTAATATACCAGGTGTAGCAACAGATACAGGTTCTTTACTTGTAACAGCATCAAATGATTTTAGTGAGATTACATTTACAAAAGGAGATGGTACTACATTCTTAATAGATGGAACACCAAGACAAGTTATAGAAACCGTTAAAAACAAAAATGGTTTCATGGCTAAAGGTACACCTGTATATGTGAGTGGTTCAACAGGTAATGAACTTCATGTATATGCAGCATCAGCATCAAGAGCTGATAGGATGCCAGCTACCTTTGTACTTGAACAAGATTTAAACTTTGATGAATCAGGTACAGGTATATTAGCAGGATTTATCAATGGTGTTGATACATCTGCATTTGGTGAAGGAGATGAGGTATATGTAGGAGTAAATGGTGGATATACAAATGTAAAACCAACAGGTTCAGCAAACTTTATTCAAAAGTTAGGTAATGTAGTTAAATCTGATTTAAATGGTAGTGGAGTTATTAGTGGAGCTGGTAGAAGTAATGATTTACCAAACATTACACAAGGATATACATGGGTAGGAGATTCTAATGGAGTTCCACAACCAATAGCAACATCATCTTTTGGAGGTGGTGGTGGTTCTGCTTTTCCATTTACAGGTTCAGCAGAGATTAGTGGTTCACTAACTGTAACTAACCAAATACAAACAACAGATACCAATGCAACTGCAACTTATTTAAGTAGTGGAGCAGGAAACGGATATAACCAAATTAATTTAGTACAATCAGCACTTAACTCTAACTTTACCGTAAATCAAAATGCAGGTGATGGTGGACAACAATTACTTTTAAATAAAAGTGGAGCTGGTTTAGTTCAATTAAATTTAAATGGTACAAGTGGAGATGGATATGTACAAGCACAGAATGGTTTAACACAAGGACAATTCTATGGTGGTTCTGATTACGCACAAGTAATTAACCAATCAGGTTCAGTAGATAGAAGATTAATCTTCGGTGGAGCATCAAGAACTATTCCTGGTGTATCTTTAACTGGTGATGTTCCTTACATTGCAATTAGAAGTAATACAGGAATACAAGAAGTTCTACAATTCCAACATCCAGGTAACTATTCAGATGGTACAATCTCGGCCTTAACACCAATTAGTTCATCTTCTGATATTATTAGTAATACTTTATTTACAAACCAACTAACTGCATCATTACAAGAAGGATATGTATTTGTTGGTAATGTAAGTAATAAAAATACACAAATATCAACTTCATCTTTACAAACATCAATTCCAAGTGGAACTGTTAGTGGTTCTTCACAATTAACTTCTTCATACGATACAAGATATGCACAACTTGATGGAACTAATTTCTTTAGTGGACCAAATAACATATTCACAGGTAGTGTATTAGTATCTGGTTCAGGTCAGTTCATAAACCCTGTACCTGGTGGATTCCAATTTAACGAAGCAATTAGCTATGGTAGTGTTAATAAAAACAATGTTCCTTATGGATATGGATTGAACTTTGCGGGTATGTTAAACTACTCAGGTGCAAGTAACCGATATGATAACGCGTTAGTAATGTTACAAGCTAACTCAGCTGCATTCAATTACTTTGGTATTACTTATAACGCTGGTTATGAAATGGGTAATATCATGCAAACCATTTCTGGTTCACTTGGTACTAATAGATTAGAAACAAATGCAGATGGTACTACAACATTTAGAGCTTATGGTACAGATGTACAGATTGGTACTTCAAACAATAATTCGATTACCATTGGTAACGCAGGTATAACTCAAGGTGTTACTATCGGAGCAGCTACTCAAATACAACTTGGTGGTGGTTCATTAGTAATTAATGCACCAACAACGGCATCAGGTGATATCTCATCATCTGCTGATTTATATGGTAATAATGCAACAATTGCTGGTACTTTAAATCTTGGTAATACTATTATAAGTGGTTCAGTAAAAACTGAAACTGCAATACAAAGTATATCATCTCTTACTGCATCAATTGATTTTAGTGATACATCAATGTTTGAACTAACACTTGCTGATAGTGTAGATACACATATAGATGCAACAAATATAGGACAAGGACAAACTATAAATGTATTAATTAATCAGGCAGCAACAACACCTGGTACAGTATCGTTCTCTCCTAAATTTTATTTCCCAAGTGGTAGTTCATATACAGCTACTGCAACAGCAGGAGCACGAGATATACTAACATTAATTACATTTACTAATGAAAATAATGTTTATGTTTCATCTGTAAATAATATGGTTCAATAATATGAGAGTACAACCTTTCGCGTATGTTAAAACTTTTGAAGAAGCAGCACCAATAGCTCCAACGGTTTTTCCTGCATGGGAACAAACATGGGATGCAACTTTATCTGCTCAATATCTTGATGCATTAGATTCATTAAGTGGTTCAACTTATCAACAAATGTCAGATATGAATTGGGATATATCTGCATCTTTATTACTTAACGATACGAATGATTATGAAGCAGCTGTAATTAAAGATAAATGGATTGTTGCAGCTTCATTTACTACAAATACATTATTAAAAATTGATACAACTGCTAACTCAGCATCATTACATACTTTAGATGCAGGTGATACTCCTTCATCAAGAATGAGAGGTGGTTTTGCACCAAGTGGTTCAGATTCTATTTACTTTAGAAATAACAACGGAGAAGTATTACGATTTAATCCTGATAATAACTTTGCTGAACTATTTACTACTTCATCTAACATAACAGTTGGACCAAGTGGTGGTACACCAGATTGGAATTGGAAATACTTCGGTTCTCTTAATAGTGGATTTGTTGGCCAACAAAATTATAGTTTCACAGTAGATGGATTAAACTCAGCATCATTTGATTTCTATGAATATACAGGTTCAGTAAACAGAGCTGCTAATTTCCTCAATCCTGATAGTGGTAGACCTACTTCGATTGCTTATAATTCAAATGAGGCTAATGTTGAATACATTTCATCTACAAAAGAATATAATTCAACAGGTTCATCTTTAAGTGGAACAAATGAATATGAAGCTTGTGAGTTGATGCCATACTATGATAGTGGTGTTAGAGATGGATGGCAAGTTGTTTTAACAAATGTACAAAACGCAGCATTAGAATCACTTCATTATTATCGTAATGGTAGTACAGCTGTTGTACCTGGTAGTGGAACAGTTGTTAATCCAAAACCAAGAATGTTATCAATAGGACCTAATGGTAGATTGTATTATTTTAATAATGGTGCATCTCAATTAAGAGAATATGATTTTACAACTAACACAGTAAATAATGTAACTATTAATGGTGCTGCGGTAAGTGGTAATGATTTCAATTATAGAATATTTATGGCAAGTAATGGAGCAATGTATTTAATTCCATTTATTAATGGTAATAATGTATATAGAATATCCTTACCACTAACAGGTTCAGATGCTGATAACATATATAATTTGGTACATTCACCATTCTACAATAAAGGAAAATAAAAAAATTACTATAAACAACTATTAACTTGTTATATAGATATATAAATTTATATAACCTAAAAAAAAGAGAGAAAAACTATGAATTCAAACACAGTATTAGGTAAGATTATGACTCTTTTATCTTTACAAGAAGAAAACAAAGAGGAAAAACTTACAGTAGCACGATTAGCTGATGGAACTCTTGTTGAATCTCCAACTTTTGATGTAGGTGAGTCTGTTGAAGTTATCCATGAAGATGGTACTAAAACTCCTGCTCCTGATGGAGAACACTTACTTGAATTAAAAGATGAAAGTGGAAATATCAATAGAATCAAAATCTTTACTGAAGATGGTATCATTAAAGAAAGAGAGAATGTTGAGATAGAAGCAGAATCTGAGGAGAAGAAAGAAGAAGAATTAGCTGATGTATCAACAGAAGAGGTAGAAAAACTACCTGAATCTGGTGAAGTAACAGAACTTCCAGAACAAGTAACTTTAGAATCTGAAGAAGATAAAGAAGAAGAATTGGTTGACGAGGAGGTGGTTGATAAGGATGCAGAGATTGTAGACTTAAAAACTAAACTTGGAGAGCAGGAATCTAAAATCGAAGAGATGAAAGAAAGAATCGAAGAACTTGTAAAGTATTTTGAGGATATCAAAAAAGAAGAAGAAGCACTTGAAGAGGAAGAAGAAAAGGAAGAAGAGTTAGAATCTAAGAAATTAGATGGAGCTCCAATTGAAACTTCTAAATTTAGTAATCAAAAGAAAAACAATTCATTTAGAATACCGAACTCTCATAACTCGGTTTTAAGTAAATTGTATAAATAATATTAACAAAAAAAGAGAGAAACAAAATGAGAAAAATTGAAAAATTTACAACAGGACAGCCTGTTATCAATAACTCTACTTATGCTGGTGAAGCGGCTGCTGATTATATAGCAGCGGCGTTACTTTCTGCAAGAACTCTTGATAATCAATTGGTAACTATTAAACCAAATGTAAAATTCAAAGAAGTAATTCAGAAAGTTGATGTATCAGGTATTGTACAAGATGCAAGCTGTGATTTCGTAACAAGTGGTTCAGCTTCTATTACGGAAAGAATTCTTGAGCCTAAAGAGCTACAAGTAAACCTATCACTATGTAAGCAAGAATTCGTGGATTCTTGGAACGCATTACAACTTGGATATTCTGCATTTGATGAAATCCCAAGAAACTTTAACGATTTCTTAGTATCATATGTAGGTGGAAAAGTTGCTGAAAAAACTGAACAAGATATTTGGGGTGGTGTATCTACTGCAAATGGTGAGTTTGGTGGATTTGAAACTGCATTCTCAGCTTCTGTAGCTGCAGGTGGAGCTTCTGATGTATTACCAGCAAGAACTGATGGTTCAGGTGCTATCGTATCTGGTTCTATCACATCTGCTAATGTACTTGATAAATTACAAGCAGTATATGATACTATTCCTTCAGCTGTATATGGTAAAGAAGATTTAGTAATCTATGTTGGTTCTAAAACTGCAAGAGCTTATCAATCAGCACTTTCAGGACAAACTAACATTGGTTCATTCAACAACCAATTAAATGTTGGTGAGAAACCAAATAACTTCCAAGGTATTGAAATCGTTCTATGTCCTGGTTTAAGTGATGATAAAATCGTTGCTGCTCAGAAATCAAACCTATTCTTCGGAACTGGATTGCTATCTGACCATAATGAAGTACGAGTACTTGACATGGCGAATTTAGATGGTTCACAAAATTATAGAATCATCATGCGATATACTGCAGGAACTCAGTTCGGTGTAGGAAACGATATCGTTTATTACGGAGCTTACTAATATATTAACTAATAATTAAAAAGGAGAAACTATGAGTTGTTTATTAACCGCGGGGAGACAAGAAGTATGTAAAGATTCAGTAGGAGGACTACAGGGTGTTTACTTTATCAATTTCGATTCTGGTTCATTTACTAAAAATGGAAGTGGAGAAGTTACTGATTTATCCGGTTCTACTGTGTACTATTACGAACTCAAAGGAACTTCTGCTTATACTGAAACTGTCAATTCTTCAAGAGAAAATGGAACTACATTCTTCTCTCAAGAAACTGTTCTTAACTTGAAAAAGTTAACGAATGAAATGACTACTCAGTTAAAATTATTAGCTTATGGTAGGCCTCAAATTATAGTTTGGACTAATTCAGGTGATGCATTATTAGTTGGTGAAGAACATGGAGCAGATTTAACTGCAGGAACAATTCAAACAGGTGGAGCGTTAGGAGACCTTTATGGTTATTCTATCACGATGACAGCTGAAGAGAAACTTCCAGCAGCATTCTTATCTGGTTCAACTTCAACAGATGCATTTGCAGGGTTAGTAGGTCAACCTACAATTGTCTATTCATAAGAGATAATTAGTAGAGTCCTAAGAGCATAATATAAGAAAACCTCTCTTCGTGAGAGGTTTTTTTGTGCCTATGTTTGAATAATGATAAGTTAAAGTTTAGTTGTTATATACTAAAAGATTAGATAATGCTTAGCTATTACATCTCACAAAGTAACGAATTCGTGATAAGAACACGAAATACAGGCTCAGGTGATGAGTTTACCCTTAAATTAGAGGATATGTTAACATATGAAACATCTTCTTATAGTTTAAGTGGTTCTTATACATTTAATCCCTATGAGAATGTTTTTACATTTTCTCAATCATTAGAGGGAATTGTTGAAACAGGCCAAGAGTTTATTGCTGAAATTAGTGGTAGTGTAAGTGGTTCAATTTGGTATGGTTCAATCCAAGTATATGGTTCTCAATCAGTAGATAAAGTTGTATATACAACACAAAACGAGAAATTCGTATCAAATGTAACCAATAACGATTATATAGTAATGTAATATGAAACAAGAACAGAAATTTAGTGTGATAAACTTCTCAAGACAAGATGTTCCAATTGTACAAGAAGATACAAAAACAAGATATCAATGGGTGCCTGTTGGAATCTTAGACCAAGATGATTACTTCGGTTTACTAAACGAAGCATACAATACTTCTACAACTAATGCGGCTTGTATTGATGGTGTTGCTGATTTAATTTATGGTAAAGGATTATTTACTAAAGAAGAAGCAAAACAAGAACGATTAGATAAGATTATTCCACCAGAAGATTTAAGAAAAGTAACCTTTGATTTAAAATTATTTGGTAATGCTGCATTTCAAGTAATATGGAATAAATCACACACAAAGATAGAAAGATTATATCATACACCTGTACAAAATCTTCGTGCTAAGAAGATTGAGGGTATGAAAAAGATTGAAGGATATTACTATTGTGTTGATTGGTCAGATGTTAGAAAACAAAAAGATAAAGCTTTCATTCCTACTTTCGGTTCATCAGATGAAGAAATCGAAATACTATATATAAAGGAGTATGAACCAAGTAGGTATTATTATTCTTTACCTGATTGGATTTCTGCATTACAATTCTCATTCTCAGAAGCTGAATTATCTAATCTACACTTAAACAATATTGAGAATGGATTTTTACCTGTTGCAATGGTTAACTTTAACAACGGAGTTCCAGCACCAGAAGAAAGACAAACAATAGAAGCTCTGTTAGAATCTAAATTTACAGGTACAAGAAATGCTGGTAGATTTATGGTATCATTTAACGATGATGCAATTAACAAACCTACTATTGATACACTTCCGATGGAGAACTTACATGAGAAGTATCAGTATGTTGCTGAATATGCTCAAGATAGAATTCTCGTAGCTCACAGAATAGTATCACCACTTTTATTTGGTATTAGAACTGCGAATAATGGATTCTCTTCTCAATCGGAAGAAATGAAAACTGCATATTCTATTATGCAAACTATGACAATCTTCCCATTCCAAAATCTAATTTTAAACGATATATACAGAGCATTTAGAATTGGTGGTATCGATATATCAGAATTATATTTTGAACAACTTACACCTCTTGTAATCCTTTCTACAACAGCAGAAGAAACTGATGAAACAATAGAAGAAGTACAAGAAACTATTGATGATAATTTACAAGGTGGTGAAGGTGAAGAAACACAAATGGAAAATGAAGAAACTGACAATTTGTCAGATATAACAAACGAACCATTAAGACCTTCAGATTATGGATTTGAAAGGTATTATGATTCTAACTAATATAAAATAGAACTATGGCATTTGGATTATTAATAACACGAAACGATATCATTAAAAACACACCTCTTGGTGGTGCAATTGATGCTGATGCTCTTCTACCTTTTATTAGAACAGCACAGGAGAAGTACATACTAAATTTATTAGGAACAGTTCTATACAATAAACTACAAGATGATGTAGAATCACAAACCGCTTTTACAGGTTACTATCAAACACTTGTAGAAGAATATGTTAAACCTACTTTAATTTGGTATGGATGTGTAGAATATATTCCATTTAGTTCAGTACAATTTAAATCAAACGGAGCAGTTAAACAACAGAGTGAAACTGGTATTGCTCCTACGAAATCCGAAGTAGATTATTTGTTAAACAAAGCTTTGAATAATGCAGATTATTATTCAACTCGTTTACAAGATTATTTGATTGCTAATTCACCTAACATACCTGAATACTATGAATCAGTTGGAGATGCAACACAAATTTATCCTGATACAACTAATCAATACTTTGGAGGAATACAACTATAATAAATTATGAGTACACCATCATACACACCAAGTAGAAGTCAAATTGTAAAGAACTCAGCTGAGAACTTTTCACTTTACTACAATACTTTGAATTACTTCAAAACAATTATGAAGAATCATCCAAGTATTGCTAAAGTAACACAAGGAGATATCTACAATTTTGATTCAACTGAATTTCCACAATACCCTATTGGTAATGTGTTAATTACTAATGCAAACTTTGGAAATACAGTAACAGAATATCAAGTACAACTAATAGTTGCTGATAAATCAAAATTAATGAGAGATGATGATACACCAAATGAAAGAGAAAATAAACAGATTGTTCCTTTTGATGGGACTGATGATGTTGTTGATATTCATGCTAACACATTGAGTATCTTAAACGATTTAACCGCATATACTCAAAAGAGTAATTATGGGATGGAGATTAATTCAGCAATTAATTGTACACCTTTTGCGGACCGGTTCAATAATGGGCTGGTGGGATGGTCAGCAGAATTTACTTTGACTGTTCACAATGATAAAAATCGTTGTCTTTTTTTTTTGATAATACCTGAGGGTAGTTATTGGAAAGTAAAAGATTGCGAAACAAATGATGAATACAATGCTGTAATAGAATTAGGAGTTACAGGTTCGGTTGGACAAATATTCGCAACCAAATATGTACCTGATTCAAGAAAACAAGGTTACTTAACATCTTATGATAATTTAAGATGTTTTGAAATCTTAGAAGAAATAAATGATAGAGATGATTATGATTTTTATAATTTACCTGTTTTAGCAATTCCTTACGAGGATTTTGGTACTTGTGAAAATTGTAATTTATGGATAAACCCAAAGGTATGGGATACAACACCAGAACGATGGGATAACGATAAAATAGATGATGCACTTAGAAAGTGGCAATATACATAAAGAGAAACTATGAGTAATTTAAAAGATTTATTTATCAGCCAATCCTTTTATGGGATTGTTAATTTAGAAGATTCTACTTCACCTTTAACATCACAGAGTGGTGATTTAGAGTTACAAGATGGTATAGGAGATAATCTTGGATTAAGAATCAATGCAACTACAAAAGAGTTTACAGTTGTAAACAATTTTAAAGTAGATGGTAATGCTGATTTCAATGGTGATGTTGATATTAGTGGTTCTGTTGTACATTCAGGTTCACTTGATATACATGGTAATATAACGGCTCATACGGGTTCTTTTGATACAATCAATACAAGAGTACTTCATGTAACTTTAGAATCATCCTCAGTAATCTTTTCAAGTGGTTCTAACCAATTAGGTGATGAGATAACAGATGTACAAGAACTGATTGGACAAGTAACGATTAGTGGTTCATTAGGAGTTCAAGGTAATTCTGCATTTACAGGTTCTCTTACCGTTAGTAATGAGATATCATCTTCTACAATCAATGGTATTGGTAATGTAACAACATATTCTGCATCGGTAGATAGTAGATTAGACCAGTTAGAAGCAGATAGTGGTTCACAGGCTGGTAGATTAGATAACTTAGAATTATTTACATCATCACAAGAAACAATAAATGGATTTTATAATTCATTTACTGCATCAAATGGTAATGATTCATTAAATGCATTTACTTCTTCACAATTAGATATCAATAGTGGATACAATACATTCACATCATCGTATTATGTAGATTCAGCATCATTTGATACAAGAATAGATGCATTAGAAGCATTCTCATCTTCTATTGTAACAGATTTCGTATCTACAACTGATTTTAACACATATACACAATCACAAGATGATTTAAATGTAACATTTGCAACAACAGGTTCTAATACATTTGTTGGTAATAATACTTTTAGTGGTTCTGTAAATGGTGAAGTAAATTCTTTATCAATAGTATCAAGTACAGCATCTATGGATTTATCATTAGGAAATTTCTTTACAATAAATTTAGTATCAAACCAAACTACTCGTTTAGTAACAACTAATGTTCAACCAGGTCAAACTGTAAATTTAAAAGTTCAACAAGTTGGTGGAGCTCCATTTGGTAATCTTGTTGCTGATGATAATGTAAAATACTCAACAATATCACCTTATACAGCTTCACAAGTTGGAAGTGCAATTGATGTGATTTCATATATTACATTTGATGATACAAACTTATTTGGAAGTTCAGTAAAACGATTTATATAATATGTACACACCGACAATGTATTTTAAAGATGATACCGAGTTAACTTGTGTATCAACTGATTTACAACCTATAAACTATGTTTATTATAGTGGTTCTACTCCTATTGTAGTTAATTATTTTGAAGCAGGAACATCAGGTTCTTTTGATGTTTACGAAGATTTACAAAATATAACTCTAATGATGGTTGGAGCTGGTGGACATGGTGGTGATAATGGTGCAGGAGGTGCTGGTGGGTTTATCTTATCATCATCAGAAGCGGGTAAATCTTTATATAGAATAGGTGATGATTGGGAAAAAAATACAGAATCAATTACTCTTACACAAGGAAGTTATACATGGAGAGTAGGAGAGGCAAACGCATCAGCAAGTTTAGGTGATACAACCTTTGGTTCATTTACAGCATATAAAGGTGGATACCAATGGGTTGATTTAAGTGCACCTGACCCTAAACCTGGTCTTGAAAAAAATGGTGGTTCAGGTGCTCAACCAAATGGTTCAGCTCTTACACCATATAATCAAGGATATGATGGTGGTTCTGCTGGTGGTGGTGGAGCTGCAAACTCAGGTTCATTTGCTGGTGGTGGTGATGGAGTATTTCATCCATGGTTTAGAGGAACATTAGGACAAACACCATTTCAAAAATTTGGTGCTGATGATAGAGGTCAAATTGGTGGTTGTTTCGCAGGAGGTGGTGGAAGTACTACATTAGGAACTACTCGTGGATTAGGGGGTGGTGGAGATTTAAATAGTGATGGTGTTGATTCATCGGGTGGTGGAGCAGGATTAGTAGGTGCAACTGGTTATCCAGCAAGAGGATATACACGAGGTGGAACAGGTGGTATTTGGTTAGCATATCCAATATCTCAATATTGTCCTACCATAGAAAATCTACCAACAGGTTCTACATCTTTCAGAATGAGAGTTTATAACGATACTCCATATAACGATAACCCAATGTATGTTCAATATCAACCTTATGGTTCTGCATCTTATCATGGTTTTGAATTATCATCAAGGACAGATTTTCCATTAGATGTTTGTATTGAAAGTGGAAGTGAATTTTTTGCAATAGGGCAGACTGGAAATTATAGAGTAGTTGAGGTTGGTGATTGTAATACTACAACTTCATCGTATGATATTTGTACAGAAATTACATTTTCTGCAGGAGGAACAGGTGGTGTTGCATCATATTATGAATGTGGAACAGGTCAAGTTCCTGGATATGATAGGGCTGGGGTAACAGAAAGATTTTTATCAGGTAGTGAAGTATTTGTAGCATGTACCATAAGTGGTAGTTATCGTGCAATAACAGGTGCTGGTTCATCTATAACTGTTGGAGGAAGTTGTTAATATGAAAACACTAAAAGATGTAGCGAAAGTATATAAAGACCAAGCTCTACGAGCAATCAATCCTGGTGTACCTTATAAGGGATATAAGACCGGTTCTTCTAAAGCTTATAAAACAGGTAGATTATTTAAAGAAGTAGCAAGTAGAAACAGAATACAAACAATGTTTACCGAAGATACAAGAGGTAACATTACATTTAGATTTAGTTTCGATTTACCTGATTATGCAAAGTATGTACATTATGGTACTCGTAATATGAAAGCTAGACCATTTGCACAGATTGCTGCAACTTCACCTGAGTTCATAAAAGCAAAAGATGAAGCTATGAATACAAAAACATCAGAGGTTCTTGATGATATCTTTTCTAATTTAGATAACATATGGAAAGCTGGTGGTGATAACCTCACAGTATCTTAATCCAATATATACCATTTCTTTTTTGTTATATTAGAAAAAAGATTAGATGGCTATATCTATTATACAAAATCCAGCAAATGTATCACTTTCGCAATCACCAGTTGTATTTGCGGTAAGTGAATCTTCTGCAGAAGTACTAACTTCATCTTCTGTACAATATGTTGCAGAATTATACTACTTCTCAGGTAGTGAAACAAATAGCGGTTCTTCAGCTGATTATACATTAGTAAAATTTCCTAACGAATCTAAAACCGGTATATTTGATGTATCACGAGTTTTAACTTCTACCTTTACTGATTTATTGGCCGCAGAGAGTTCTTCTGTTAAATACTTCGCAATCGATTCTTATGTACAATATAAAACATCTCCATCAAGTTCATTCTTTACAGGTTCTCATGTAAAGAGTTCTACTTACAAAGCTATTGATGGTTATTCACTTTTTCAAGAAACAATCACACAAGAAATACAAAATAAATCAGATTACTGGCCTATCATGACTGATGGACCTGTATCTCAATCTTATTTTGATTCTAATGGTGGTAGAATGGGTGTATGGATTGGAAGTAATGGAGCAGAAACTATACCTGATAGAATTAAGTATGTAGATGATAGTGGTACAGGATATTATACTTTACCAACTACAACAGGAACAACACAAACACAGATTGCTGATTTTCCAATTGGTAATCAAGAAAGTGATTTTCCTTTAAGTGGTTCTAATGGTACATTTACAATACAAGCACAGAATGGTGTAACTGATTTAGGTTCTCCTATAACATTTACTTATGAATGTACAAAGAAATATCCTAATGTTAGAATTAAATGGAAAAACAGATACGGCCAGTTCGATTATTTCAATTTTAATTTAGTTAGTACTGAAACATTTAACACACAGAGAAGTAGATATCAACCACAGATTGGTTCTTGGAGTAGTAGAACCCTCTCATATCAATCCTACGAGAGTTCTATACAAAATTATATTACTGATTCCACTTTAAGATTACAAGTGAATACAGATTATGTGAGTGAGGATTACAACGATATATTTAAACAACTTATGGTAAGTGATGAAATATATTGGGTATATGATGAAACAAACGAATCAGTAAGACCGTTATCAATTGATAGTACAAGATTTAATATTAAAACTCATGTTGTAGATAAACTAATTCAGTACTCATTTGATTTCACACAAGGACAAGGATATAAACTAATTTTCTAATATGGCAATTACAAGTGGAAGAGATAAGGTATTTAAACTTATTGCAAGAGGTGTAGAATTAGATTTATTTCAAGATGAAACAATCTATCTTTCCAATAATGTAACAGGTTTATTCGATATAGGTAAATTACCTTCTGATTTTACTCGTCAGTTAACAATACCTGGTACAAAGAAGAACAACGAATTCTTTCAGCATGTTTATGATATATCAATTGATGAACCTTATTTGTTTAAAACAAACGAAAAGGTAATTGCTCAGTTTGATTTAGATGGATTTTATGTATCACAAGGATATATCCAATTAGATAAAGTTAATTTAAAAGAAAACAAATATATTGAATCTTACGAAGTTTCTTTGTATGGTTTATTATCTTCATTTAAGAAAGATTTACAAAACATAACACTTGGTGAGATATCTGAATTAGAAAATTACAATCATGTATTTTCTGCAGGTTGTATTGCAAACTCTTGGAGTGGTTCATCTTATACAGGTCTAGCGAATAGTGAATGGCCAGGAAATTCAATCTTTACCTCATCAGTAGATGGTCATAATTTAGGTGGAGAAATTGTTTATTGTTTAAACGATGGTGGTAAACAATTAGCTTATCAATCAGAACTACCAAAAAATATGTTTGGTATAGATAATAGAACAGGAGCACTTAATACACCAGAAGGTGGAGAAATTAGACCACAAAACTTTAAACCAGCAATCCGTTTAGATTTAGTTATAGATGCTATCTTTGATACATTAGGATATACCTATGAATCAACATTTCTATCAGAATCTAAATTTGATAATTGTTTCATGTTATGTGATAGAGGTTTAACATATCCAATTATAAATGGTGTTGATTTAGAAACTTATGGACAGATAGAAGTTGGACCTGTTAGTGGTTCATCTACTCCTCAAACTCTTGTTAACGGAGCAACTCAATCATTAGATTTTACAAATGTATATTATGACCCATCTGTTTCTATTACAGATTCATTAGGAACTTATACTCCATTTTGGGGAGATTCACAAGTTGGAGCATCGAACTCAGATGCAGAAATTACATTAAATTTAAAAGTAACGGGTACTAATACAGCTTATCCTGAATTGTATTTTTGGAGAGATACAGGTGATATGGGTGGATACGCATTAGATTATATAAATGATGTAATTAGACAAGATTTTTTAAATGGTAGTGGAGATAAAGAATATACTCTTACACAAGAAATTCCAAATTTAGTATTTTATTCAGGTTCAGCTTATACCTTTGGTATTTCTTATGATACAAAAGGAACAGGTACAGTATCAGTTATTCTTGGACCGGAGGGTAATACTGAATCAAGATTTAAAGTAAAAACAATAAATCAACTTGGAGAATTATCTGTAATAGATATTCCATCAAATATGCCTTATGGTACAAATGGTATTACTTGTTTAGATTTTATTGCATCGATACAAAAGAAATTTAATTTACAAATATATCCAAGTAAAACTAAACCAAGACATTTTATTATTGAAACATTTAACAATTGGTATAAACAAGGTAAGGTTAAAAACTTTGATAAATACATGGATTTGGATAAAAGAATTTCTGTTACTCCAGCAAACAACTTAGGTGTAAGAGAAGTAGAGTTTGGTGATACTCTTGATTTAGATTATTTAGCACAAAACTTTAATAAAGAAAATAACAGAGAATATGGTAAATCTTATTTTAGAGATACTCAAAATTTCTTCTCTGAGGGTAAGTTAGAAGTAAAGAGTGGTTTTGGTACATCTCCTCTGAGATATGTTGCTGGAAGTGGTGTAGAGGGTTCTGCAGTAACGAGATTAACTGCATTTCAAGGAGCGGTATCTAATAGTATATCAGGTGTATGTACATCAGGATATACAACCTTTTATTCTTCTGACCCAATTGCTCCTGGTGTTGGTGATATTGTTTATTATGATTCATTGGGTAACAATCCTGTAATTGGATACTTCTACTTTAAACATAACTTATCATCTGATTACTATGTATTTAATACATTCACAGGTGAATTAATAAGTAATCCTGGTTCATGTAGTGGAGGAGGAGGTCCAACATCTTAAAAAAATAAATTATTATGGCAAAACAAAAAATGTGGATACCAACCTTTATAGCAAACGCGGAATTTGACCCTGCTCAAGTTAGACCTCGTTTATTCTTCTATAATGGTCAGTTAGAAACAACACAATATAATTTTAGTGGTAAACAATCTTCTTTTAGTGCAAATACTTATGGAAAAACAGTTTATCCTTATTTTGACCATTATTCAACAGGTAGTGGACAAGAAGTTCCTGCATCTGATTCTGATTCACTTTTATTTTATAATGAAACACCATCTTTAGGTTCATTACCAACTAATTCTATTTACTCAACATATTGGAGTAAGTATGTAAGTTTATTGTATGACCCAAAAACAAGATTGATTGAAGGTTCAGCAGTTATTCCATTTGCTGATTATGTAGAAATGAATTTAAATGATATAGTATTCTTTAGAGGTAATCACTATCATTTAAGAGCAATCAATGAATACAATTTAAAAACAGGTGAATGTAAATTACAATTATTAGGACCTATAATTGATGATACATTAGATAACCAATAGATACGAAACAATTTGTTATAATAGTATGTTAAAGAATATAATAGATTTACTACAAGAAGGAGATTTCTACAAACTTTCAAAAGATGTAGATATAGCAAAAGGTAAATACCAAATACCTAACTCTTGGACTGGAGTAAAAAACTTATTTAAAAGAATGTAATGGCAGAGAATACCGTAACATATAATGCAGTAATTGATGTAGATACACGAGGTGTACAAGATGTTGATGTTTTAAATAGAGCAGTACAAACCTCTGTTGGTAACTTCGATACACTTAATCAAGCGATTGGTGAAACAGAAGATGCTTTAGGTAAGTTAGACCCTGTCAAAGATGCAAAGAAGTTTAAGGTATTACAAAAAGAAATTAAAGAACTACGAGATAGACAAGAGGATGTAGAAATAGCATCTCGTAGATTCACAGAAGCATTAGCTGAACAACCAGGTGTAATCGGGCTTGTTGGTGGTTCTCTCGATGGGTTAAGAGGAACAATGAAAGTGTTTATGGCTAACCCAATCATTGCAGTTGTAACTGCAATCGCGGGAGCATTCCTCGCGATGAGAGAATCGTTAACCAAAACATCAGAAGGTCAAGAAACTTTAAACAGAATATCTGCAGCATTTGGTAAGATATTAGGACCTGTATTTGCAGTAATCGAAAAAGTTGCTTTACCAATCTTTGAAAAGTTTGCTGATTTATTAGAATTAGTTGGTAATGGATTCAATAGATTTGCTAAATTCTTAGGTATTAGTAATGATAAGATAGAGGAAGCAAGTAGAAACTCATCAGAGGTATTACAGAAATCTTACGAAGAAGAACAAGCAAGACAAGAAGAATTAACAAAGGTTGCTGAAGAAGAATCACAGAAAAGAATTGATGCCGCTCAAAGAGAAGCAGATGAGATTGCAAGAATCAGAGAACAAGCTTCTCGTATTCAATTAGAAGCTGAGTTATCTTTACTTTCAGAAAGAGATAGAGCACTGAAAGAAAGAGAGATGAGGTTCAATGAAGAATTAAAGATTCTTAAACAAGCTGGATATACAGATTTTACTGCATTAGAAAGTGAATACTATGGTGATTTACTAAAGATAAAACAACAATACGATAAGAACACAGTTGTATCTACAATAAAAGCAAAAGGAATACAAGGTGTAGAAGGATTAAAGGTACAAAAGAAATTTGATGGTTTATCACTTAAACAACAAGAAGATACATCAAAGGTATCACAAGAAATAAACCTACAAGAACAACAAGCTAAATTACAAGTAATTGGTGATGCTCTTGGAGCAGTAGCTCAAGCGGTTGGTGAGAATACTGTAGCAGGTAAGGCCCTTGCGGTTGCTCAAGCAACAATCAACACATATCAAGGTGCAACTCTTGCTCTTGCTACTTATCCACCACCATTCGGAGCTATAGCCGCTGGTGTTGTAATTGCTGCTGGTTTATTAAATGTTAAAAAGATATTATCACAAAAAGTACCTAAACCACCAGGAACAAACCTAAGAGGTGCAGGAGGAGGTGGAAGTGCTCCATCAGCAGCTTCAACACCTGTACCACAGATAGAAACATCTGCTGTTAGACAAGGTGATACAGGTTCACAGATTGCAGCAACTATTGCTGAATCATCACAGAAACCAGTACAAGCGTATGTTGTTTCTACACAAGTTAGTAGTACACAAGCATTAGATAGGAGAACTAATTCAGCTGCATCTTTTGGATAATGGTATAAATTGAATTAAAATTGTTAAATAAGTATGAAACTATTTGAACTTACAATAGATGATGAATTAATGGATGAGGTATTTGCTATCTCGTTGGTTGAGGACCCAGCGATAGAAAGTAACTTTGTTTGGTTTGATAAAGAGAAAGTACAATTCAAGAAGATAGATACAGAAAAGAGAATTGTAGTAGGACCTGTATTGATTCCAAATAAAAAGATTTTCAGAGTAGATGGTGAAGGTAAACCTTATGAAGTATTCTTCTCACCTGAAACAGTAGAGAAACTAGCACAGAACTATCTTAAAAAAGGATATCAATCTAAAGCAACCTTAGAACACGAAGATAAAGTATCAGGTGTTACACTTGTAGAATCATGGATTAAAACTTCTAAATTAGATAAATCAAACTCTTACGGATTAAATCTACCTGTTGGAACATGGGTAGGAATGTTCAAGATTGATAATGATAAGATTTGGAATGATTATGTTAAAACTGGTGAAGTTCGTGGGATGTCAATCGAAGGTTTGTTTACTCATGATTTAGTAAAAGCAAGTTCGGTAGAATTAGATGGAATACTTGAAGAAGAAGCTACATACCTATTAAACGAAATAAGAAGAATCGTAAAAGAAGATAAAAGATACAAAGGTGGTAAAAGAATAGAATTAGAATCTTATTCAGATTACCCACAAGGTGTTAAGAACAATGCTAAGAAAGGTATTGAGTTAAATGAGAAGAGTGGTAACAAATGTGCAACACCAGTTGGCAAGATAAGAGCACAACAATTAGCACAAGGTAGACCTATTTCATTAGAAACAATCAAGAGAATGTATTCGTATTTATCTCGTGCAGAAGATATGTATAGAAAAAATCAGAATGATAGTAAAGCTTGTTCAACGATATCGTATTTACTTTGGGGAGGGTTAGCCGCTCTTGGTTGGAGTAGAAACAAGTTAAGAGAATTAGGAGAGTTAGAAGAAAACCAAGTACCAAAAGCACCTCAACCTTCAATACCAAGTTCTACTTATCCAGGTGAGATATCAGATGAAGATTATGTAATAGAACCTCTTAGAAGAGAGAACATTTATATGGATGATATTAGATGGACATTATTCCCATCTAAAGAGTTAGCAGAGAAGGTTGCAACCATGATTGGTTGTAGTGGTTCACATCCACACGAAGTAGATGGTAAAACATATTATATGCCGTGTGAAACTCATCCTGAAGGAGAACCTTCTTCACAAAAACAATAATTAAAATGGGTTTAGATAATAAGATTTCTTTTCTAAGTGGATTTACACTTACAAGTATATGGACACTTACACTTTACGAATTAACAATGGCATTAATACTTGGTATCATTGGTGGTATAGGTGGTATTGTTGGTAAATGGATTATCAGAAAGTTAGGGTGGTTCGGACAAGATAAAAAATAGGATAGGAGAGAATGTTAACGAGTAAACACAGAAGAGTAATGGAAAAACTAGCAAACAAAGAACATATGTTTGCAACCCCTACCATTACCTTAACTCGTCAACAGATGACTGAACTAATTAAGAGTAGAAAATTACTTAGAGTATGGTCTACTAAATTAGATGGTTCTCGTATGAGAAGAGTAATGAGAACAGGCTTCCCAACAGGTGGAAGAAGTGGTAACCCAAGATATAAACAAAAAGGTCAATGGGTGATGAGGTCTCAAACAGATGGTGGTGAGTGGAGAACTATTGTGTTAAGAACCGTTGATAAGATAAAAGATTTAGATGCAAACCAATTTTATAAAGTAAGATAACAATGCCTATACCTTCACCAAATAGATTTAAAGATAAAGATTCTTTTATACAATCATGTATGGAAGTAGAGATTGGTAGTGGTAAACCACAAGACCAAGCATATGCTATCTGTAATACAACATGGGAAAATAGAAATATGAAAAAAACAACACAATCAATCGTAAATCAGAAACTTGCTGATATCAGTAGAAAAGAAGAACTAATCGAACCAAATCCATGTCAATCAGGATATATCGCTATTGGGTTAAAACCTAAAGGTGGTAGAATGGTCCCTAATTGTGTACCTGAGGAATAGTTAAATTACATGCTTCCATGTAATTCCATTTACTACTTTTTTTATAGCCATATATGATACACCATAATGAGAGGATAAACTACTAATTGTCCATTCATCTCGTTTTATATATTTTCGTATATCTCTTACTTTATCAGGATTTAATTTAGCATCTTGATGATTTACACCAACATACATTCGTTCTAATAGAGGTTTATGTGGTTTGGGGGGTTCGTATCCATTATCTTTACCACGAAATATAAATGAATTTTTTTCTAAGTTTAATTTTTTTGTTTTATGTCCTTTCTTTATATCTTCGGTGGTAATTTTAATTTTAGTTTTATTTCTTTTCCTTGTTTCAGCTGATTTCCTAGCTCTATCTTCCATTAGTTTTAAAGTTTCGGTATAATGTTTTTTACTATCTCTTTTACCGAAATATAATAATTGTAATTCTATTTCTCTATCACCAGCTATTTGAGGATTATCGTGTGCTTCTAATATAATTAATTCTTGGTATTTACCTAATATTATTCTAAATTTAATATTTTTTGTACAACCAACCTTTGGTTTTCCTTTAGATGTGATTGCATAATAAACATAATGTAGTTTCATATAATACTATTAAACCAAGAAGGGAGGTAAAAACTTGGTATAACTAAAAACAAAGTAAATGGAAACACCTCCCTTTATATTTTATATAGGATTTTACTAATTGGTATAGAAAAATCGTAATTTATTTTTAATTATTTTATCTATTTGTATTTATTAAGAACCAATGAAAGTTATTCTTCATTTGTTCTGTAACTGATTGAACTAAATCAGTAGAACCATTGGTTGCATTTCTTTGATGTATTCTTACATCATTACCA